GTGGTCCTCTGCCGCTGCGCACACTGTTGGATAGACCACACCCCTGATGGTCACCCGCAAAGCTGGTACGCCGCGATCAGGACCACGATGGCAGCCGCTATGCCAAGTGGTACGGCCAACCCGGTCATGCTTGGTGGTAGGCTTGCGATAGCCGTAATGGTGATCGCGAAGAACGCCGTGTAGGCCACGATCACGGTTGCTACTGTCATTATCATTTTTCCGTCTCCTTCAGAGCCTCGGCCCTAATTCGATTAACATCTGGGCCATTTTGTTTAACCATGTATTCCACCAGCGCGATTTGCTCGTCGGTGGCCCACCATGCTGGGATGCGGCGGTATCCTGCCGCCCTGAGTGCTTCTGATGCTTTGCCCACTGGCAGTCCCTCCCTTGATTGCAGTTGTGGTTACATGGCGGGCAGGTCATTTGGTTTTCTCCAGTTCAGCCAGCACGTTGCGAATTTTAATAACAGCGCCCTCTCCCCATAGACGCCAAGAAGTTTCTTTAGTGTTTACCATGATAGCTTGACCTGTTTCCCGCAGCGCCTCCATCGCCTTTTCCAGCTTGGCTTCAAGTTCAAGTGCAATCACGCAATTATCAGTCATTGCGCGCAATAGGCGTTCCCGTCCCTTCACCAACTCTTCGATGCGGTCGGCTGCTTCTTGGTGTAACGGGTCAACAGCATAGTATTTTTTGTTGTAGGTATCAGCCTCACGCAGCCGCTTGATAAGATCGTCAGTCATCACTTCCCCTCCAGTTCAGCCAGCACGGCGCGGGTGTTCCATTGCATAGCCGCCGTTTCAAGATGGACTGCCCAAACGTGAGGCTCGATATCACATTCCCCACTAAAGCATCCAACTTCCCAGCCCGTCGAATGGTTGGCGTCTGGTATTTTAGACGCTTCTCCCCCACAAAACGGGCAAGGCAACAGCGCATCATCGCGCTTGATCCGGTCAGTCATTCGTCACACCCCTTCTCAACATAAAAAATATGGTTTCCGTACATCCCAACGATCTGCATATCCTTGGCCCAGTACGGATGGGCATCACGGGTAGCATAGTGCGTTGCACCAGTGCGAAACTCCCCGCCGTATAGCAACACCTCATTGGCTACGATCTGCGCTTGCAGCCATGCCACGGTGTCCTTGGGGCGGTCGCTCTTGCCATCGTTAGTCCAACTGAACTGACCCTTCTGCCACACCACACCACACACGGTCTTGGGATAGCCATCGGTATAGACCCGCTCCATGACGACTTCAGCGATCATGCGTTGGGCATCGGGTTCCTCGCCCCGCGCTTCAAAGTAGACGTTCAGGGCGAGGCAGTAAGCGGCGGCGGTGGTGATGATCATTCGTCGCCCCCCTCTTCCCAAGAGGCGGCCTCATTGAAGCAATCCTCTAGCGTTTCGTAAACTTCGGCACAGAGAAAAGACATTACGGTCAGCACCCAAGTGCCGTGTGGACCCTGACTTATTTCATAAATACGGTCATTGTTGCCCGCAGCTACATAGCTGCCATCTTTTTTCATTTTGAACTGCATTTTCAGTCTCCAGTGGTTGGTCGTTTTCAACTCTTGCGATAATTCAACTCTTGAGTCAAGAGGCGTGAACGAGGCGATAGCGAATACTTTTCGATTTGTTGTATTTGTGGATGCTCACTTCTTTGGTGATCCGGCCAGCCTCAACCAGTCTGTTCAGTGCCGCATCAATGTCAGGCCGCTTCCACTTACGGCACAGACGCCGTGCAATCACGCCTGCCGTCTCGCCATCAGGGCCATCAACCGTTTGCAACAACGTCATGGTCAGCGCCTGCGCTGGGTCGGTCTTGTCGGTGTCGTTTGCCAGCACCAGCCGCATCTTGCTTTCGATGTCGCGCCGGATCAGCGCGTAGGCCCAGCGCACATGCTCCACAGTGCGGACGCCCTCTGGTACGGCAAGTATCAGGCTGACCTTGCTGACCTGCTCATAGCCCCGCAGCGCCAGCGCCTCTAGGCCCGTGCTTTCTTTGTGTTGATATGCCATCTGGTCAAACAGATTGACGATGTTATCCAGCATCGCCACAGCGTCTGGCGCGGTCGGGATTTCGATCCGCTCACCGTAATGCTCCACGCGGTTGCTGGTTTTAGTGGTATCAAAGTTACCACCCAGCGCCAGTTGCTGCATGGTCAGGCGCAGGTTCTCTGGCAGTTCCATCTTGCGCCAGCCCTTCTTGGATGGTGGCGCTGTCTCTTGCTCAATGCACAGGATGGCACGACCGAAAAACCCCGTGGTGGCATTCTCGAAAGTCACCAGTTCGTTAAAGTTCTTTTCGGTCGTGTAGCCTGTCATGGCAAGGAACGGGCGGTCAATGCCTGCGTCCAACGTATCCAACTGGTATGTGACCGCAGCCGCGCGCGTGATCAGGTGTGGTGCTTCGCCCTTTTCTTCCATGATCTTTTCGATCTGCATCAGTTCCTTGCGGAGGTGGCCGCGAATCTCTTCTTTCAGATCGCCAGATACCATCAGCCTGCCATCAGCCTTAGAGTACGCCGACATCAGCAGGCCGACTACGCCTTCCAGATAACTAGCGCCGCTCTTCTTGGCGCTGCTGATCCGTTGAAAGAGGAACCCGACCTCGTCCATCATGTAGGCCGCCATCTGGTGGCGTGTGAGGTTTCGCGCGATCTCCTGCTCGGATTTGATGGTGCCGTGGACAGCCGCAGACAGGCCGCAGTGCATCAGCACCTCGGCTGTGGCCCCTAAGATACCATCCTTGCCACTGCCCGATGCCGCTACATTGAACACGAACAGGTTTGTGGTGGCACGGTCACGGTCATCGCGGTAGTGTAGCCCAAAGGCTACGCCCATCACCCAGATCGCCGACATGGACGCCAGAGCTTCGCGCTTCCGGCGGGTGCGGCTTTCTATCCACGCCGCCAACTGCCCAGCAAGCCCTGGCGGGCGCAGTGGGTCAAACGAACTGGTGTCAATGGCCTTGGGGGCCAGATATTCTTCCGGCGTCTCGAACACAAATTCCTTGGTCGGCGTGAACGTCACAGGCTGGATGTAGCCACCCTCTTCGGCATAGTGAACCAGCGTCCCCAGCGTCACGGGATTGGCCGAGCGACCGAACGAGTGCCACTTGGTGCCCATCTCTTCGCTGTTGTATTTCTTGGACTGCTGTGACCACCTATCCCACAGGTCAAACGCTGACCCGCCCGTGGCATGGTGTATGGCCATGCCGATCTTCACCCACACGTCATAGTCGTCATAGCCCCGCACATGGGACAGCATCTCGGCAAGTTCCGCCTCGTTCACGTCCACGACCTTGCCGCCCAAATCAGCACGATGGCGCTCCGGCACACGCAGCATCTCCAGCAACTTCACTGGCACATCGTCAATGTCATCCGGCGATCCGTAGGCGATCTCGTAGTTGGTGCCACTGGCGTGTTGCGACCCAGCGCCGACAACAAAGGCCGCTCCACTCTTGAAGTCCAGACCGGGGTAATCGGCCAGCTTGATCACTAGCGCCACGTCTTCGGGCACCTTGAAGTAGTAATGCTTGGAGCCGCCCCCCGATCCGGTATTGACGATCAGGCCCGCGCCTGCAAGCTCTGGCACGACCTCCAGCAGCTTGGCAAAGCTGGCCACGCCACCACTGCGCGCATCCACATCCACGACGAGGATGCCACGCAGGGCGATGCCGTAGCCCGTCTTGAACTGCTTCATCATCTCCATCGTTTCAAGCTGCTCTTCGCTCCAGTGTGGCGTGTGCTGCCAGTTGGATACGCGGGGGTGCTTGAACAGGGACTTCTCAGGGCACTTGGGGTTTCCGCATTCGCATTTCCCGTCCTTGTCGCGGCCATACAGCCCAAAGACGCGAAATCCCGCCTCCCAGAAAATGCGGTATTCCATACTATTTTTGTCCCCCGAATAGGTATCTTTCCAGCTTTTCGATGGTGTTCAGCGAAAAACTAGAACTTTCTTGCTTCACCAGTTTCCTGACCGTATTGACGTGCAGACCCGTGGATTCCGCCACTTTGGAATACATGCGGTCCTTCAGGGCAGCACGAATCTTGGCGACTTGTCCACTGATGTCTTTTCGTATCGTTGTCACTTTAACCATTTTTGATTTGTTCCTTTCGCTAACGTAGCCTGTTGACATTGTCACAAGTGCAATCTAGCTTCAAGGGCGTTGATGAAGGAGTAACAGCAACATGTCTATACTGGACCAAATCACCAAACCTGCGTTGCGGCCACTGGCCGTGACCGTCATCGGGGAGGCGGGCTTGGGGAAAACTTCCCTCGGCGCTACTTTCCCGAAGCCGATCTTCATTCGGGCCGAGGATGGCCTAAAGTCGATCACAGCATCCCCCATGCCTGATGCCTTTCCGGTTCTCAAGTCAATTGAAGACCTGTGGCCGCAATTGTGGGCACTGGCAAAGGAAGAACACCAGTACCAAACACTGGTCATTGATACCGTGTCAACGCTTGACACGATGTTTATTGATTGGGTGGTGGAGACTGATCCGAACAAGCCCAAGTCCATCAACCAAGCCCTCGGCGGCTGGGGCGCTGGCCCAAACATGGTGTCGTCGCAGCACCGCCGCCTTCGCAAGGGGTGCGAGTATTTGCTGGATCGCGGGATGAACGTGGTGTTCTTGAGCCACGCCGACACCACGACCGTCAGCCCACCAGATGGCAATCAGTACACCAAGTATACCATGCGGATGCACGAGAAATCTATGCAGCCTTATGTGGACAACGTCGATCTGGTTGGCTTCCTGCGCTTGGAGATGTTTACCAAGGGCGATGGTGATGTGAAGAAGGCGATCTCCACAGGCGACCGCCTGTTGGTGTGCCACGCGATGGCCGCGAACGTAAGCAAGAACCGCTTTGGGATCACTGAACCCATCGTTGTTGAGCAGGGTATCAACCCGCTGGCCGCATATCTGATCAAAGGAGAGAAAGCATGAGCGACGATTTCTGGGGATTGTCCGAGGGCGGTAGCGCCGCCGATGATACCACTGGCGCGTTTGACGCTGGTGGCGGTAAGTTCGAACTGATCCCTGACGGGACTTCAGTTCTGGCAGCAATTGAAGAAGCAAAGTGGGCTGGTGAAGAAAAGTCGCGTTACATTTCGTTGCGCATGACCATTTTCAAGCCTGACGAACTTGATGGACGTAAGTTCTTCCATAAGCTTTGGGTTTTGGATGATGACCCAAATGCTCAAAATAAGGAAAAAAAGCGCGACAAGGCTAAGAGGATGTTGGCAGCAATTGACTTGAACGCTGGCGGCAAGCTTTTGGCAAAGCCCGTCATGCCATCTGACGAAGCGTTGACACTTCACTTGACCAACAAGCCTATGGTCATGCGTGTCGGCCAGTGGGAAGTTAACGGCAGCATGGGGGACAAAATCAAGGGCAACAACATAAATGCTGTTTCTCCTAAAAACTCTCCCGTAACAACTTCTGAAGAATTTGCCCGCCTTCAGTCGGCATCTTCAAAATCGTCTATTGCTACTGCTGCCGCCAAGTCAAGCCGCGATCTGGACGATTCCATTCCTTTCTAAGACAACTGGGAGGGGCTTTGGTCCCTCCCGCCACCCCAACCGCAAAGAGAAAAATCATGGAACAAAGATCACAAGAGTGGTTTGATGCCCGCAAGGGCCGCGTCACAGGTTCAATGGTGGGCGCTGCCCTTGGCCTAGACCCGAACACCAGCCGCGATGAGGCAATGCGCCGCATGGTCCGCGCCTATCAGGGCCTGCCGTCAGAGTTCGTGGGCAACATTGCTACATCGTGGGGGACTAACCACGAGGAAGAGGCCCGCGAGGCTTTTGAGTACGATCAGGGTATCAACGTGATCCCCGCATCTTTCGTGGTGCATCCAGAATACGAATGGCTTGGTGCCAGCCCTGACGGGTATGTCCGCGACTACGCCCTGCTTGAGATCAAGTGCCCCTTCGGCCTGCGCGACAAGCCCAAGCCCGTGCCGTTTAAGAGCATCAAGGATCAGCCGCATTACTACGCGCAAATCCAAATCCAGTTGTTCTGCACCGACAGGATTTCTTGCTACTTCTGGCAGTGGACACCGAACGATCAGCGCCTTGAAATCGTAGACGTTGACCATGCGTGGATTGACGAAAACTTGCCCAAGCTTGAGGCATTCTATAGCGAGTTCTTGGCGGTCTGCGGCGAAGTTATGCAAGAAAATCTTGCTCTGGACAGCCTTGCTTTCAAGTACCTGATTGCAGAGTACGATTTGCTCACCAAGCAGATCAAAGAGGCCGAAGACCGCAAGAAGGAAATCTTGGACAATCTGGTGTTCGAGACTGCGGGAGAGGATGCCACGATCTGCGGGCGCAAGTTGACGTTGGTGCAGCGCGCTGGTGCCGTGTCTTATGCCAACGTGGTCAAGGAACATTTGCCAAACCTTGATCTGGAACAATACCGTGGCAAACCCTCAACTTATTGGACCCTCAAATGAAGACTATGTATGAACAATACCCAGATGCCTTTGAAAAAATGAAGGCGAACGGCAACGAAAGCATCTATGCGTTGTCAAATATGACCTACACCATCCACCAAATGGGTGATGCTATCGGCTCTCCAAATGGTGGGGCAATCTACCATTGGATTCGTGGCACAAGCTCTGGGGCGCGGTGTGAAAAAAGGGCAAAGCGTTATCTTGATAGCCTCAAGGCAACCCAAGTACAGTCCACGCTTCAACTGGTTCAGCCCACGCCAAAGGCTGCCATGTTCATGGTGAAAGTACCTGAAGAATACTTGGAAAAATGGTCAAAGCTTTCCAAGTTTGTGGTTGAAGCGGGTGGCGAAGTTGAAAATTTCTGAGATGTCGCTTGAAGACCAGCTTCAGCGTCAGACAAACATCAACCTCCAACTGCGCCGTCAGTTGGAGGCTTGTCGCCGCAACACGGTCGAATACTGCGCCAAGTTCTGCGAGGATAATGACGGCCAACTATACGCCAAAAGGCTGCGGGAGATCATCGGGAAGTGATACATCCCTGCCCAAAACCTTTCTGCAAAAATCAGTGCTTGTCTGTATCCCACAAAGGGGTGGTGTATCACTGCGTCAAGTCAATGCACGAACACACGGGAATATCCACCCACGCGATCTACCAAGCCCTGTCGAAGGATGGCTCCACTGAGCGGTGCGGCAGGGTCCGTGGCGGCAGACTAGGCAATGTAAAGCCTGTCACTGTTGGCAAGTATAGCTGGCCTTCGGTGTCGGCAATGGCACGGGAGACGGGCGCAGAGCGTTCGACGATCTGCAAGCAGTTAAAACGCGACCCCCAGAAAGTCTTGGCATTTGTCATGCGTTGGGAGCGCGAAAGGGAAATAAAAGAAGCTTGACCCGACATTTTTATGTGGTAAAAAACACAAAAGAAATGTGAGGATTTAATATGACACTGCGCCCCTACCAGCAAGACGCCCATGACGCGATCATTGGGTGGATCAAGAAAAACACCGCGCCATGCTGCATTGAGGCGGCCACAGGCGCGGGCAAGTCCCACATCATCGCCGCACTGGCCGATACCATCAATGCCATGTCTGGCGGCAAGCACGTCCTGTGCCTCGCCCCCAGCGCGGAACTGGTGACCCAGAATGCCGACAAGTTTAAAGCCACGGGCGAGAAATGCTCCATCTTTTCGGCCAGCGCCGGAGAGAAAAGCCTGCGCTACCCCGTGGTGTTTGGTACGCCGGGTACGGTCAAAAACTCCATCCAGCGGTTTGGCAACCAGTTCGCCGCTGTGATCCTTGACGAGGCGCACGGCCTGACCCCCACGGTCAAGGGCATCGTGGAAGAGATCAGGAAGGCCAACCCCAATTTGCGCGTGATCGGGATGTCAGCCACGCCATACCGCATGGGCACGGGCTACATCTTCAAGAACTGGCCGAATGGTAAGCCCGTGCGTGAAGACCAGACCAAAGACCCGTACTTTGACACCTGCGTCTACCGCATCCAAGCCTACGAACTGATCGAACAGGGTTTCCTGACCAAGCCGACCATCGGCAAGATTGGCGCATCAGGATACGAGACGCTGGGCATGGCGCTGAACAGCCGCAATCAGTTTGATGCCGAAGCGATTGACCGCGCCTTCCACGGGCATGGACGCAAGACAGCCGCCATCATTGACGACATTGTCACGCAGGCCACGTTCTCGCGTGGCGTGATGATCTTTGCGGCCACGGTCAAACACGCGCAAGAGTGCATGGCATCCCTGCCGCCCGAACTGTCGGCGCTGGTGACGGGCGAAACGCCCAAGAAGGATCGCGAAAACATCATCCGCGACTTCAAGTCTGGCAAGATCAAGTACATCGTCAACGTGTCAGTGCTGACCACGGGGTTCGATGCGGCCCACGTTGACATGATCGCCATCCTGCGCGCCACAGAAAGCGTTGGCCTACTTCAGCAGATCATCGGGCGCGGGCTGCGGATTGACGAGTACAAGGACACCTGCGTGGTTCTAGACTATGCCGAAAACCTCACCCGCCACTGCCCCGATGGTGACGTGTTCAACCCCAACATCAAGGTGACCAAGGGGGATCAAGAAACTACCTACATCACCTGCGAATGCGAATGGTGCGGCATTGAAAACGAATTTACTGCCCGACCAAACAAGGAAGGCTACCCCATTGACGACAACGGCTACTTCCTTGACCTTGACTGCAACCGCATCACTACAGAGTGGGGCGCGCTGCCAGCCCACTTTGGCCGCCGCTGCCAAGCTTCTATCAATATCGGTGGTGGTGAACGCGAACAGTGCGGCTACCGTTGGACATCCAAGCCGTGCCCCCACTGCAAGGCCGACAACGACATTGCAGCGCGGTACTGCTCCACTTGCAAGGGCGAGATCGTTGACCCTAACACTCGCCTAGTCCTCAATTTCAAAGCAATGAAAAAAGACCCCACGATCAAGCAGACCGACAAGGTCGCATCATTTTCTATGGGTCCATACCTTTCCCGCAGCGGCAACCCCACATGGAAGGTTGACGTTGTGACCGAATATCGGTCATTCTCTTACTGGGTGATGCGCGAACCAAACAACATCGGCGCTAGGAAATCCTTGGACGCACTGTTGGCCCTTGGTTCGCAAAAGCCCGAAACCATTACTTATCAGAAAGACAAAGACAGCAACTTCTACCGCGTCTTTGCATATAACAGGCCACATGATGCACCTCCCGAATGACATAAGGGTCTACGGCGACCTGACCTACCGTGGGGCCTGCCCAAAGGAAACTTTGGAGCAGGTCACTTTCTTTTCACGCCTACGCCGCGAGTATCCAGACACGCTTGGGGTGATCGCCTTCCACGTCCGCAACGAGGGCAAGAGAACGCACCTAGAGGCCGCAGCGCACAAGGCCGAGGGCATGACCACTGGTGCGCCTGACATCCTTATACCAGGCGCTCCGGCCTTTGTCTGCGAACTAAAGCGGCGCGACCATACGCAGTCAGAGCTTCGCACCGCACAGCTTACCTACCTGCGGGCCGCACAGGCCGCTGGGTGCTTCGTATGCGTGGCGCTAGGGGTCGATGCCGCGTGGGAGGCACTCCATGCCTATCTGGCGCGGTAACAGCCCCACAGACCGCATCAGGGCTGTGCTGATGGGCAATGTGGCGTTGGAGAGCGAAGAGGCTGGCATCCAGTCCGTGTGCAGCAAATACATTTTTGATGGCGCAACGGCGGTTCTCAAGTTAAAGACGAAAGAGGCGCGCCGTGCGGCGCTAGATCGGGCACCCGCTTTGATCCGGCCCCACCTTGAGCGCGAAGTTATGAGGTTGTTTCGTCGATGAGGCTATTGATTACCCTGAACATGCCATCCCGCAAGGGCGAACTGGTCCACCAAGTAGTGTGCGAATACCCCGTCAGCAGCATTGAGGCATTCCATGACGCCCTCAACGACAGCGATTTCATCTTGGTGGAAGAGTTTTATAGGAAGCCCGACAATGCGGGCTTCTATAGCGTGGGCCTGATGATCCTGAACACCATGCACATCGGCAAGGTTAAGGCTGCGGATTAGTTCTACCTTGAACCGTTCAAGGACCACGACATGGTGGATATGTTTCCCGAAGACATGAACAGCCGTATGGCATTTACGCTTACAGTAGGCTGCGTCCCATTGGCAAATTGCTGTACGCCCGCATTAGAAGAATCTTGTTCGTTCGAAAGTCTTGATAAAAAAGAAAATCCATTAGTTCTTGGGGAAAATATAATTGAACCAAGGGCTTGCTTGTTTGTTGTATTTCCTATGTTTGTGTCAGATATGGCAAATGAAGTTGCTGTAGTAGTGTGTGATATAGCATTGACTGACGTTGATGCAGATTGCAGAGAGCTTCCAAACGACCTGTATGTAGCCGTTGAAATAAATGATGACCCAGCATCAGAAGACACACGCATACGCAATGCCGTGCCGCTAGTTGCGGCCAGCAAGTCAAAGAAAAGCACTTCAAAAGATGTGTATCCAGTGTACGACGAGAGGACAATGTCCAACTGAGCAGCCCCGCTTACAGTGCCGCTGGCAAGGGTTTGCGACTGGGCTACCCGCAAGGGCGTCATCTGCGTTGTATTGTCAGTGCCATCTTGGGCCTGCGCCTGTGAAGATAAAGCAGGCGTAATTCCGTTTATCGTTGCCGTATTTCCCCCAGAGGCATCAAGGTAAGTATCGGCTTTAGAGCTACCAGCTTGGGTAATCCCCGTGGTGCCATTAAGTGTGATCGCCATGTTCAGACCTCCTGCAAGATAAACGGATTATCAGAGCCGATGCCGTAGTCCGCGCCAACGCCATCAGTCAGTTCAGCATCATCAACAACCCAAGATGCGGTATCTTCAGGAACCTCAGAGGCGTCAATAATCTTGAACGTTTTACCTACGGGTACATCCTTTAGGGCGATCTGCTCGACTGTCAGGGGACATTCAGGGGCGGGGATCACTAAGGCAATCGTTCCGTCATCGTTCTTATAGATGATGCGCTGATCCATTTTCCTACCTAAATACTGTCACTGTTGCGATTGTGGTGTTTGCCTGCGTACCGCCGACAGTTGTAGCAATCCGAACTGAGGATGCGGTCATATATCCAGCAGAAGCAGATGTGGCCGCTTGGTTGTTCCAGATATTTGTTGTGCCGCTATCAGCCGATGTTGCGACAATGGCATAGTTCGCATCTTGCATAGCTGTCGTGAAATTTATGGTGAAGTCGCCTGTCGCATTACGCGTTACTGACGAAACATTGCCCGATGCGCGAATAGTCCCAGGGCTTGATGTGCCGCTAAAGTTCACCCAAGCACGGCAAGCATAGATCGGCGCTGACCCGCTGGCATTTAGGGCAGTGGTAATCCGTGCAGCCGCCACATCACCCGTAAGTTGCCCAGCATCAATGCTCTTGTTCGTCAGCGTTTGGGTGGTATCAGTGCCAACAGGGGTTGCCCCATTGATCGTGGCCGTGTTGCCGCCAGCGGCGTCGAGATATGCGTTTGCTTTGATCGTTGACATTAGCGTAACTCCGACCAGTTAAGAATAGTACCAGCACCATTGATGCGATAGTAATGGCTTGGCGGAACAATAGCCGTAACTGTCCCCTGCACTGAGCCACCGCTAGTACCAACCGTAACCCATGTGCTATTGTTAGTTGAAACTTGTATTGGAGAGGTATTATTGTTTGTATTGACTGCTATCATAATCGGGCGACCAGTCAAGTTTTGATAGGAGGTACTTGCGGTGCGTGATCCGGTAAAATCCTGCCAGCTCTGACCAACTCCGATACTCTGAGAGCTTGCCCAAGAGGTGTTTGCTCCAGCGCCGCCAGAGATGAGAACTTGGCCCGCAGTGCCGTAACCTGCACTACCGTCCCCAAGATTTCCTGAAATCGTCGGTGCAGTCAGCGTCTTGTTCGTCAGCGTCTGCGTGGCACTGTCACCCACCAGTGTACCAGTGGCATCGGGCAGGGTAAGGGTGCGGTTTGTGCTGCTGTTGGGCGCGGCGACAGTGAAGATCGCGGTGCCGGAGGCGTCTGGGGCGAGGGTGATGCTGCTCATTATACGATTGTCCACACTGAGCCAGAGGGGATGGTGACCGTGACACTGCTATTGATCGTGATGGGTCCGGCGGTCATGGCATTCTTGCCGGATGGTATAGAGTACGATGTAGTGACGTTCTGGCTGTTCTGGAAGAACACCTGATCCGCGCCGCCACCCGTAGCACCGCCGCCGCCCGTCAGGTAGAGGTTGGTGCCGTTGGAGTAGGCTGTCACGCCCGTAATGCTGGCGGGAACCAAGACCGTGGTGGTAGCCGCCACGTTGGTGAAGGTGATCGTATAGGCACCCGTGGCAGCGTTGGTCAGAATCCACTGGCCGCCGACACCGTTCGGGATTTTGTACGTCACGTTGGCCGTCAGCACCCCCGTGAAGGCGATGATCAGCTTCTGGTATTGCGATGCGGTCAGTGCCACAGGCGTGGCTGTAACCCCCGTCACGTCAATGGTAGTGGTGCCACCCAGCGCAGCGTCTAGGATGTCAAAGTTCGCATTCAGCGGCACGTTCCAGGTTAGGTCGCCAGCGGCTGGATCATTCAGGCTTTTGTTTGTGGTCGTCGTAGCCATCAGATGCTCCTGTTCGCGACTTCTAGGGCGTGGGCCACCGCATCATCGCTCTGGTTCAGCAGAGGTTCGGTTTCGGCGCTCCACCCCTTCTTAGCACGTTCTGCGGCCCGCACCAACTGGTCTGCTTCCATGTCGTGGCTTCTGACTGCGCCACCACGTTTGTAGGGGGCGGGGCGGTCAATATAGTTGCCAGTTTCTGTTATGGCTGATGGCGCAACAACGGGGGGGATAGGGACATTGCCATAAATGCCTCTATTTCTAGACACATTTTGGCCTATCCTTGTGCCCATCTTGCTGTTTTTAGCCAAATTATAAAGGCCACGAGTGCCTAATGCTCCAACTGCTCCAACAGCACCACTAATCGCAGTGTTGATATGACCAACCCCATAAAGCCAAGCAGCAACACTCCCTACTGGTAGTAGGCCACCACCACCCGTCATAATCCACCCTAAAGCTTTATGAATAGCATCAGCAGTGGGCTTTACCCCATTTTGTACTAGATAAGTTTTTGCAAGTTCTGATATTCTAGCCATTGCTTGCGGGTTTGACGAAGCTTCTGCAATTGTTGCAGTCATATTGTGAGGACTTATCAAGCCATCTTTATCAAATGCCCTTTGTATTAACATCATTTTTGAATATCTATCATTAGACTTTGCAAGTTCTTCAGCATTATCTAACCCAGCCGTTCTGGCATACATACTGTCAATTTCTTGGATAGCTCTTCGAGCAGAGTCCACTTTAACTGGATCAGTTGCTTTTGTTCCGTACACAATTTCATTTAAAGCTTGTCTAGTTAAGTGCAGTTGCTCCCCAAAGGGAATGTTATAAATAGGTTCACTTATTCCAAATCCTCTCCGCATAGTATCTAGGACTGAATAGTCCCTAGAGGTTGGGTTTACTGCTAGCTGATAAAACTTTCCAATACCATTTCCAACATCTGCCATTTCATCAGAAACTACTCGGCTCATATTGTCGCTAGTAAGAGGGCCTGTTTGCCCATGTTTTGCAGCCGTGCTTGCATCAATCCCAACATTATCCAGCATGTGCAATGTAAATTGTTCATTCTGCGAATCTATAGCTTTCTTAACAATTGGATTGTTAAGTTCGCTTGCAAATGCTTTTTCGCGTGGAGCGCCAGGAGCATGAAACGGTGCCGCAGTTGGTTTAATACCAAGGCTTTCAAGTTGTGCTAAATCAGTGACGCGATCCCTTGCCCCAGGAAGAATAGTCGATCCAATACGACCAAATCTACTTGCCGCAGCGGGAGACAAGATTTCTGCGGCAATCTGAGCGCCCGTTCCCCAAGCTTCAGGATTTTTCAAACCTGCATATTTTGCCATTGACGTTGCGACAGGGTTAGCTGCTGAACCTGCAAGAGCAGGTACTACAGCGCCATAACCCAATGCTTCAGGAAGCGTGGCCCCTCCAGTAAGAGCAACGGTAGCAGCCGCAGGAACAAAAGACATGGTTTTAGATACAAGTTGTCCTGGCAGATATTTTGGTTGGTATTCGCTCCCACCATCTGTTGCTTTTGCCATTAAATTTCTTGTAGGCGTATACAAATCCGGTGCAGTAAACTTATCATATCTTTTTTCATAGTCTGGGCTTGTAGGATCACCGCTCTTCAAAAACTGAAGCCATGAAGGTAGATTGTTTTGGATAACGGTATCAATAGTTTTATCCTGTAAAAAATCAGGCATATATTTATCGATAGATTGTGCTATATTTTTTGAAATGTTCCACATTCCAGATGGCGCGTTTGCCAACATGGGAACGCCTTGACCAAGAAGTCCAGCAGGCACTGATCTGGCGGTATCAACAAGGACATTATTTTCCAAAGCGCCGATATTGGCTGGCTTTGGATTATTGGTAGAAGAGAACACTGAATCGCTGGGCGGAAGATTTTCCGTCCCTTGTACCGATGTATACTTTTTCGGCGGTGTCTCTTCAACGGCGGGAGGGTTAGCAGGCCGTGCGGTGCCTGGTACTGATGTCCATGCCATTTTCTATCCTCACTCTGTACCAAGGTAAGTGCCATCTGGGCCATAATAGGCTGGCCCATTTGGTCCATTTATATGCCATGATCCCACAATGCTCCGGTTATTTTCATCGTCGTGGAACACTAGTGTGTCGTTTTCTTCGTGTGCGCTAGGGGCGGGTGGTGCAGGTTCCTGCCCGATTTGCATCAGAGTATTAAAAGTATCTTGTTGCGATGCTGTATCAACAGGTCTGTTGACTGCTGCATTGTTGGCATTCCAAACTTCAACTGCATCAGCACCTGCGCCCTGCATTCCAGTTATGGCTTGCTTTTCACGGGCAAGAAGTGCAGCTTTTGCAGCAAGGATTTCAGCAATGGCTGCGCGCTGCAAGTCTGGAGTCGGTTGTGCAGCACCAAGGTACTCAGTTACCGTGTCTGTAAGCTGAACACCCTGACTTGCAAGGTCTTGTGCAATCTTCTTATTGATGACCTGTATCTGCGCCCAACCATTTTGTGTGTTGGGATCAAACGGAATGCCAAGTTGGCCCAAAGCAGAACCAGCCTTAGCAAAGAATTGCGTAAGCGGACCTTGTGTGGTGCCAGACTTAACAAGCTCACCATAGGCATTGGCAAGCTGATCAAAGTTTGACTTATCTCTTTGGTACGCATCAGTGCGATCTTGAAGGCCAAGAGCAAGTTCTGTGCCTACTTTATACTTGATTTGACGAGTATTGGCGCTGTCTTGGATTTGAGCATATGATGGATCAAGTATGCGTGACCCATCCGGAGCAGTTATCTCGCCTTGATTGGCAACAATGTCTGCAATCTTTTGATCAATTGCCTGAATTTGGGCCGTAGCCCCTGGAAACTCAAAGCCAGCTTTGGATGTCAAAAGGTTACGCCATTGGGTTAGATAACCGTATGTTTGATTAGCCGGAACATTATGAGGAACACCTTTTTCATCAACAATAGAAAGCGGTGTATTGCCGCCAGTTCCATAAAGATTGACTGGTGCCACACCTTTGTACAACGGAAGGCTAGAGGTCACATCCGTGTTTCCTGTGGCCTTACTCTCATACGGGCTATTTTGTGTCCATCCGTGCGATTCGGCAAACTGACCAATCGTCATGGGGGAATCAGGGTTTAGTTCCTTAAACTGCATGTATGCAGTTTGCATCTTTTTGGTATTTTCAATGTTCTGGGCGGTGATGTCGGAACGCTGGCCTTCGCGGGCCATGTAGGTATTCGCGGCACCAGCCAAGCCTGCGCCAAGGGTGGGCAGGAAGAACGGGCTGGGCGATGCCAGCATGGTTCCAACGCCAGACAGCAAAGACAGCATGGCGTCCTTGTTCATGCTGCCCTTAGCATCAGGATTATGGAAAATCTGACCAAGCCAGTTCCGATCCTCATAAGGCTTGACGCCGCCTTCGTACTGCTGATTGGGGGTGGACATAGTGGAAATGTTGGTGTCCAAGCCACCAGTTGGGGCTGATGCGGCCCAAGGCTTCTCGCCATAGTTGTCATACAGGTGGTGGGCGATTCTTTCTTGAAGTTCGGCTGTCATTAGTTCGTCGCCCGTCAGGCCCATATCCCGCTTGGCTTGGGCAAGAGTGGTGCCGACAATTTGATATTCACCCATTGGGGTGGCGACATGACCGTCTGGCGTTTGTGTTTTGCTATAGTTTGCATAAGGTCCGCCAACCCGCGCAAAATCAATCGCCTGATCAACGGTCATCCCAGTCAGGTTGGTTCCAGCAAATTGTTTGCCTTCGCGGTTTGCAAAACCCAAAAGTGCGTTG